TTTAAGAACTCCCCCCATACGGGCCATAAAACTACGTTTCCTTGCTGGTATGTTTGATTTGATTGACATTGATTTATCTCCAAACCTAACTTTCTTTACATTACCTGATGATCTGTCTTTGACATAAACAGCAAACTTTTTACTTTGACTTGGTGTTCTAAATGGCTTCCCCAGCTTAACTGTCTTACCTTGATACTTAGCCATTATTTCTTTCTTTTTCTTAAATCTAAATCATGCTTTCTTGAGCCACGAATAAAAGAGTTTACTCGGCCCATACTCCAAGCGGCCATCGGTACTCTTCTACTACCAGCCGATAAGAACGCCCCTTGGCCTCTCCTATATACTTTAGCTAGTGTTCCATAAGTATATCTTTTAGATGCTTTAGCTTTTCTTTTAAGAGTAGCTTTAGTTGCCGCTGATAAAGGTTTTCTTTTAACTGCCATTATGCTTTTGTTCTTGCTTTAAATAAACTCTTTGGAATAACCCCACCTGATTTATAAATAGAAGAAACTCTTTTTATAAGGCTTGCTCTTTTTTTTCTTTTACTACCTTTAAGGCCAGATAAATACTTTTTTGGTAATCCTGTATCTTTATCTTTTGGTGGTTTTCTAACTTTCTTCTTCTTCGCCATCTGGAGTCTGTCCCTCAATTTCAGTTGTCGTAAATTGTCCTCTAGTAGTTCTGGTGTTATCAATCTCATCATTGATTATTCTAATCATGTCATTATCATCAATAACTGCCTCAGCAATTTGTTTATCTAATTCTTTGTTAAATGTTTCTGATTTAATTCCACTAGCTTTTGCCATTTGTAAGAATTGTAAATCATTGGCCCAGTCTCTTACATCAAATGTATCAGGATAATCTACTTTGCCGTCCCATTCTTTGTCTTGCCATAATGCAAACAAATCCCAAATCTGCTCTTCGGCATTTTCTAAATAATCTGCTTTCTCTGATAGTCTTGCATTCAATAATTGAAACTCTGTTTGTAAAGCTATACCCGATGATATTTGATTTCCTGATGTACCTCGAACAGAACCCATGTGAGTAATACGATCTATTGCATCAATTTTGTTTTGAATACATTTCATAATACCCTCTAAGTTTTGGCCACTAGGTTGAATGATGTAAGGTTTAAGATCAGCTTGCATATCCTCTGGTATTTCTATGATAGAACCAGCGCCAGCACTTGCCTCAACATTTGGAGTCTTAACAAGACTTGGGTGGTTTGCTAATCTAATAAGCTGTTCTTTCTCTGAGTAATCGTTGTAAATAGACTGTTGTAGAAAAGCCACATCAGCAAGATCACTAATACCTACTGGTCGTTTACCACCTTTTAAATTGTAAACATTAATACATGGTATTTTACCGATAGCATTTGGCACTTGATCTATAATCTTTACATCGCCCTCTGCATATTCTTTTTCGTAATCTGATACCTCGTAAGTTGTTATTTCTTCCTCAGTAAATAATTTTAATACTGCTCTTTCAGAATTAATATCTTCTACAACTAAAAGCATATCTAAATAGAACCTACCACTTGCGGCTCTACTATAATTCCAATTAACAATATTCTCTGGTGTATAGATAGACATATAAGGTCTAATATCTTGATTAAGTTCCTCTGCTCTAGTTCTTGAATTTGTTTGTGGCTTATCAATAATTACCCAACAGTTACCATAGATGCTGGCGTTCATTTGCACCTCTCGCATAACAGTATCAAATGATCTGCCGTCTAAGTCTGCATCATTAACAAAAGACTCTAAAGCTGGGTCTCCACTTAAAGAACCATAGTCTCTAGTTGGTGGTACTCTCCATAAAAAACTTGTATAGATTTGAACTACATTTTTACAGTGGTTATCAACGGGTGTGTGTCTAATTCTTTGATCGTATTCCTCTGGTGTTTCTAAAATATATCTATGTAAGTAATAACCATTTTTATAATCATTACCTCCAAGATAACTACGAATATAAAATTCCCAATTAGAAATATTAGCGTGCCATAGAGGGTGCTTGTTTGTTAAAAATTTTCTATCCATCAACTCCACCTTTTAAGAGGGCTAGGTTTAAAATCCCTTTTGACAGGAAAATTATATTCTATCATGTAACCTAACGCATCATTGAAATGGTCGAAACCAGAGTCTTTGTCAGGCACATTTGTTCCCTCTTTGTATATCTGTCTTTCTATCGACTTAATAACATTTTTGCAAGATTTTAAAACATATAAACTATTTACACCTTTAGCATTTTTAAATTTAGAATTGACTGCATTTATTCTGTCTCGAACTAATGGTGCTTTGTTTCTGACACGAACCTCAAAGCCAGCATTTTTTAAAAGTGCAAGATCAGTCATACCACCAGCAGATGTCTTTCTAGCTTTAGAACTTGGGTCAGGATAAATAATAATTTTTTTATTTGGGTATCTATTTTTAATTTCATCTATCATTTCATTTGTATTTGATGACCAAATTTGAATCTCGTCAATAATAGTTATCTTATCATTTTCTATTTCAGAAACAACACCAGCCATCGGGTCTATATTAAAATCTTGGCCAATATGAATTGTGTTTGATCTACTCTTAAATTCATTAATAATATTTTTATCTCTATCAAAGTTGTAATAAATAATACCAGCATAGTTTACAAACGTGGCCAGATATTCTTGCTGAAACGTGCGTTCATCTAAATCATTCTTTGCTTGCTCTATTTCTTCTTCTAATACTTGGCCACCCTCCAATGTTGTATATTTAAAACTCTGCCACTCAGGGTCTTGTTTACTATATAGATCATAAGCAAAATTAAAGCCCTTTGGACTTGAACAAAATAGGGCGTGTCCCAATGTGTCAGATAATGTGGGCCTTAATACCTCGTACCAAGCCTGAGGTTTGATGTCAGCAAATTCGTCTAGCACAATAAAGTTTAACCCAACACCACGCAAAGATTGGTCGTTATCTGCCCCTTTTAAACTAATTAGTGTATTGTTTTTTAATAATAAGGATAAATCAGACTCATTAATTCTTTTTACCCATCTATGCCTAAGCATCATTTCTTTAAGCATATCCCAACAAATAGTTTTACTTTGACGATAACTGGGGGACACATACCAAACACGCTGATTTGGAAATCTAGCAAACTTGGCCATTTCTTGTATTGCTAAAAATGTTTTACCAAACCTACGGCCAGATATAAGAACTCTGAACCTTTTATTACATTTTATTACAGCCCTTTGAGGGTCAGTAAGTGGCATTAAATCTGATCTCCCCAGCTATCCCAACCATCTGCTTTTTGTCTAGCAAACAATTCTATTCTAGGTAGATCGCCACATAACTCTACAATGTTATCTCTTATAATAGCTGGTTTCTTACTATGCTCTTGTCTTTTACTAATGACTAATTGTTTTACTGATTTAGAAACTCTTTGTGGTTTACCTTTAGTAGCTAATAGACACTGCTCAGGATTACATCTTGTCCAATAACCCATACCGGTAAAATATCCATCAGATTTTATATTTTGTTTGGCCCATGTAAAACCAACTGTTTTAAACGTAAACCCCCATTCTTTAATAACACGAAAAGCCTCTGGCAACATCGAATCAATAGCCCAAAGAAATAGAGTGCAATCATCGTCAGAAATATCAGAAATAGGTAGCTTACAAATATCGTCAATACTAAGGGTATTATAATGGCGGGTAGCAGATCGTTTCTGGCCCTTTTCAGAGTATGTTTTAAATGTCCATGCTGGGTCTGCATATATTATATTATAGCGTTTCTTTGGAAATGGTATCACTCAACTGACCAAGCCAAAGGTTCGTCATCTTCCGTAATAGTATTCTCCGATTGACCTAAAATTTGTTTTCCGAGCCAGATTTGCATAACTACATTTCCTTTGGTAGCGGACTTCCATTGTAGCTGTCTAAGTCTCATTTTCATTTCGGCTCTGCCTTTTGTCAGAAATTCCGAATAACTCTTTTCAATAAGATCAGCACTACAACCAAAGAAATCTCCGATCTCTTTATTCGTACACCCAAGAATAGCTAATTTTTTTACTTGTTCAGTATCAATATTATATTTTTTTGGTCTCGCCATAATCCTCTTACCCTATGAGTTAGGTAAGTTTTGTTTATCATAAAAACATAATAAATACAGTAAATTTATCTATACTCGTTTTTCATACCAAGATCGTTAATTGCTTGTTCTTTAGTTAAAAATCCTTTCCTTATACCCATATCAATCACATCTTTATTTTTAGCGGCATAATCTTTAATAAACCTAGTTACCTTGTTGTTTTTAATAGCATCAGTAAACATTTTAACCCTGTCCTCGTCTTTGGTTATAGTGATACCAAAATCGTAATTTTTCTTAGGAACTACATCTAAATATTTTTTTGCTGATAGCCAGAATGCGGGCTGTTTAGCAAATTCTTTATCCTTAACCGAATCATAATAAGAATTATACATATCTGCTAATTCCTCTGGTTTATCTAACCAATCTTTCTCAATCTTATTAAAGTTCTTTTCTGCTATTCCTTTACTAACCTTATTACTAATCTTATCCCAGAACTTGTTAAAATTTGGAGAGTATTTATTGGTAGATGTATTGGTAGGGGTAGAGGTAGGGGTAGGGGGGTTATCGCTAGGTTTTTTTGGTCTGCCCCCTAGTTTACCATTTACTTTAGATGCATCTATTCTTTTACGAATATATAAATATTCTTGTAGCTGTCTTTCATTTTGATAGTGATTTTCTACAACAATAAAAAATTCTTCTAAAATCTTTTCACATGAAACTTTTTCACTATCCGTATAACAACTAGCGATTCGTTTTATTCTATCAATATTTTTAGGTAGCCCAATACAACGCTTGTTCCAGTTCCAGCAAAGCAAGCGAATATATATTCCAATTTCTTCACTACTTAAATGCGATGTGCCAGCAATAAAATCTTCGGTAAATAAATACCATGCTTTTAGTTTTTCTTTAGGTTTTGAGTTTTCGTCTATGAACATTGTTTCTCCCATTTCGTAACAATTTATATTTAGTATGTTTATTTTTTTTTATAAACATTTTCAACAAAAACCTAAAATTATTTTTTGGTAAATTTTTAATTAGGGGGCGGGAGAAAAAAGCATTCGAGCAACCCACCCCCGAATCGGCAGATAAAATGGGTTATCTGCCTAGTTCAGATAGCTACAATGCCTCGCTAAGAAAAGAACTATTTATATTATTAGTTAAAAATCGTTGGGAATCAAGGCTTTTTTTATGTAAAAATAATTAAAATAACTATTGTAAAAACCTAAAAAATTTCGTAGGTTAAGGAATGTTAAATAATAATAATAATAATAAGGAGACTAAAATGGACGCAATCGTAGAGCAACAACTTCGTAGAGAACTTGCTATGACAAATGTTGTGGTTGAAAGTAAGATCAAGTTCGACAATAATTTTTTTGTTAAATGGTATGGCAAAACTTACATCGGTGGAACTAAAGCAGATGTTTTAAGACAAATACCAAAGATCAAAGAAATAAAAAAAGCACTAAATAATAATAAGGAGACTACAATGCAAAAGACTAAAAACAAACTAACTCTAGAATCATTAAAAAAGATAATGATTAAATTAGTTAAAGACAATCAAAAACACGCTGAAAATATCAGAGTAAAAAAAATTGATGACAAAAGATTTTATGTGCTTTGTGATATCAGATACCCAGATTTAATTGCAAAAGAAGATTATAAAAAATGGGAATCTTGCCCTGAGTACACTGGTTGGGTTGAATGGAAAAAAGGAGACAACCTAAAACTAAATGATCAATTAAATGTTAAATGGGTACAGTTTGGTATTGACGAAAATTACCATAACAAATTTTATTACTCAATAGATGGTTTATCTTCACAAGATTATTTTTTAGATAGCACAGGATATGGAATAATAAATAATGAAAAAGCTGTTGAGGGTTTGCAAAAAGATATGGCTGAGTATGGAATGTATTTTGA